ATGCCGGGACCATTCAGACCGCCCCACCCAGCGGCGCCTGCGCCTCGGACTGTAATAAAATCTGGAATGTGATCGGCTGATGATATTCCCTCGTTCCCGTTGGACTGTCTCGCGTCCGCAATGGTGGACTTGGCGATGCCGATGGCCATGTTCATCTTGGCCATAGCCTCTTTCGGATCGTCCAGAATGGCCGAGGCCGTGCGGGATGCCAGAAGGGCCGCCAGGGCTTGCTGGAAAGACGGGTCCCAGACATTGGGCTCATCGATCCGCGCCGTGTAGACCATCTGGGCGTTGCGCACGTTGGTCAGCACGACCACGCGGGTCTTGATGCCGTGGCCTTGCGCGTTGCCGAAATCAGGGAGTTGGTTCCAGTTGGTAATACCGCCGACCAGTCCAGGGATCGCGTCGTTCGTAATCAAGAACGGAGCGGGTGTGACCGGCACATACCAGTATGGATAAGCGTTCCCCGCAGTCGTCAGCGGAGGATCTGGCACCTGCGACGACTGCATGAGATTGAGCGGCAGAAACCGCGCCTGCATGCAATCAACGGGGTAATCGTAGGAGTAAGTCCAATTCCCCATACCCGGCGTTCCGGTGCCGATGAACGCGCTCGATTGGATACCGGTCCGGTCCTGCAACAACGCAAGGTTCGCCTGCTTGCGGGCAAAGTTCCAATGCACGCCGCGGAGCAGTTCCTGCATCGCCGGGACGTAGTTGCGTAGCATCGCACGGGCCTCAGTCGTGCCTTCCTGGAGATCGCCGATCGTTGCGTGACTGCCAAGAATGTCCAGCGCACGATTTGCGATGTCAGAACCTTCCAGGATCATCCTGGCCTCCCTTGCGCTGTCGCGATTGCCTTATCGGTGTCGGCCTCAGCCAACTGAATCCGATTAGGATCGGCCGGCAGCCATTTCTGGAATTGGGCCGCCAACGCATCAATCAGCGCTTCGGTGAAATTGGAATCCTGCCACTCGTTCGGATCGGTGACGCGACCGGTAATGTTCGCTATGGCCCCAGCAAGGTTGGTCAATACAACCTTGGTCTGCGTGATCGCGTCATCAGCAGTCGTGAAGCGAGTGAACGTCGGCGTAAACTCCGGGATCAGCACTGACGACGGACGGAGAGAGCGGATTTCAATACAGTTGGTCGGATAGGCGTACTCATAGACCCAAGGCATTTCCGGATCGGTGTTCGGGTTCCACGCCCGCCCAGGGGGATAGCCGCCGGGGGGGGCGGTTTTGAGGGGCGCGCCGAGCGAAACCTGTTGTCTCAGGAACCTCCAATCTTTTTGACCAAATAAGTCATCTCGGGTTTGTCCGTAGAACTCCAAAGCCGCACGCGATGCCGCGCTGCCTTCAAAAATGTTTCCAATCCGGGTCGGATATCCCGACCGCATCAGCGCTGAGTTCAGCAGGTCTTCCGGCGTGACGGTCATGAATCACGATCCTTCATCGCCGCGCCAATTCCTCCGGCTTGCTCAAGCAGTTTCTGAGCGAAGTCCGGACGCCCGGCGTTCGACATTGCCAGGATCGATCCCATGTAGCGGACCAGCTGTTCCTGAAACCCCGAGTCCATCTGGTCGACGGTGACATTGTTGGACGAGTAAACGAGGCTGGCCGACGCCGCGTCCGTCCAGATCACGGTCTGGGTTGGATCGGTGGCGAGATTGCCGACGTTCCACCGCACCGGTTGGGGATCGTTGACGTCCCAGGTCTCCGGGACCACCTGGCGCACCCGCTGGCAGTCAGAGGGATAGCCGTACTGGAAGTCCCAGTTGAGTGCGGGGGTACCGGCGACAGGATCGAGCGCCACCTCGGTTCGGCAGAACTCGAAGTCCTCCTGACGGAGTAGCATGTTCAGCGCCGCCTGATAGATCGTCGAGGCGTACACGCCCTGGATGGTATCGGTGAGGTTCGCGATCGGTTGCCTCGACGAGATTTCCACCAGAGCGCGGTTGACCAGATCCAGTTCAGTGGCCATAGGCGACCTCCCAACAAATGGAGGTCATCACATGACCCGATTCCGCTTTCTGGTTCCGGTAGCCGTCCTTCTTGCCACTCCGGCGTTCGCTCAGACCAACCCGCCAACCATCACCGAGGCCCAGCAGGTCAACAACGGCATCGCCTCGACGGTGCAGTTCCTGAGTGCGCTGAAAAACAGCATGGAGCAGAAGGACGCACTGATCGAGGCCTACAAGACCGAGTACGCAAAGGTCACGAAGGAACGTGACGACGCCATCAAGGAACGCGATGCGCTGAAGCCCAATGCGGTCGGAGCGCCGCATACCCCTGGGACCAAAGAGCCTGCCGAGCCGCCGAAGAAGTGAGGTCAGCATGAGGTTGCCGTCCCCCAGAAAGCGTACTGGTTGTGACAAAGGCTCGTCCGGTTGCCCGATGAGAACTGATCCGGCCAGAGCCCGAACTCCGTAATGTCGCCACCCCACGGATCGGTGGTGGCGTCGTTACCGAGATAAAGGGTCTGGCTGGAGTAGCCATTGGTGCCAACGGAAAGTGTGTTGTCAGTCCCGTCGATGTTAAAGACCGACGAACCGCCGTTGTAGACACCCTGCAAGCTGTGAAACGCCGAGTCCGTCACAACGACGCCTGCGCCAGTCCCGGCATACATGAGCAACTCGTTTGTAGCGGACGCGCCGTACATCTCGACCTGTGAGCCCACGCCGAAAACGCTCATGAAGCTCGCAAGAGGAGGCAGCCGCTGCACCACGGTCGAGAAGGAGATGTTCGGCTGGCTGCCGGTAATCGTCGTCGATGTCGAGAGAAACTGCGTCGCCGAGCGCAGGAAGAACATGCACGGCAGGCCGTTCAGACAGGACGGCAGCAACTGGGGTTGCGCCGAAGTGGTCGCCTGAAGGAGATTGTTGCCGTTACCGGTCTGGTCGTAGGCCTCAGCAACAAACAACCCGAACTGAGATGTTATCGACTGGGACGTGATGTTCTGCGCGATATTCAGGATAACGGTGCCGGACGCTCCTGAACCTGTTCCAGAGAAAGTCCCAACGGAAGCGATGAACACTGGCTGGGAGCAGCTTGAACAAGTGAGCGTGTCGTACTGATGCAGCGTGGCGGATGTCGAGCAGGTGGAAATGGTCAGCGTGGTCGAGCTACCGCTCGTACTGCCGGTGCATACCCCGGTCCCACCATCCGGGCCGGCAAAGGTATTCGCCGAGGCGATGTCAAACTTGCCGTTGGTGAGGATGACGCCGTTCTGGGTCGTATTATCCGAGGTCCGACGATACTTGATGGCATTGTTTGAACCCGTGGCGTACGCGACGTTGTAAGCACGAAGGCCCACCCAAACCGTTGCGCCGAGAACAATGTCCCCTTCGCCGGTATAGCCTGACGCAGGCACCGGAACCCCGGACAACATGGCTGGCGGTGAGAACTGCGCCCAACCTGAGAGAGGAACGAGCGCGAGCCAGAGCGCGAGGAGCCAGCGCATCGTCATTGCAGGGCGCTTACCAACCGATGTGGGTTACCACCGATCCGGGTCAGCGATATGTCGAAGATGTTGCCGTTCGTCGTGGTCAGCGAGTCGCCTGTATTCGTGCCTTCTGAGAACCCGGAGAACGTAATCGTGCCCGCTGAACCGTTATTGGTGACCCTGAGCACGCAGGAGCCGTCCTGGGGCGCCATCGCCAGAGTAAAGTTACCGCCGTTGGTCAGGGACTGAATTGGTCCGTTGCCGCAGTCGATCGTCTTCGTGCCGCTGGAACCGGTGCCATTACTAAAAGCAGTCGGGTATATACCGCCAGTAAATACCTGCGCGACAGTAGACAGGCTGACGTAGCCCGCATTTGTTGCCGCGACCCAGTTTCCGGCGCCGTTCAGAAAATGCGTGCTGGTTCCGTCCGGGGTGACGCACCCCTCGGTGGATGCGGTGGCCGCGATACAGCCGATCGTTCCCGTGGCGGTAATCGTGCCGCCGGTAATACCGTTGTTGGTAGCGATCGAAGTGACGGTTCCCGACCCGCCGGCCGACCCCCAGGAGGGATCAGCCGAGGCCCCGTTGCTGGTAAGCACCTGGCCCGAAGTGCCGAGCGATGAGAGAGCGTAGGGGACCGCACCGGCCCCTCCCCCCAACATCACCCCATGCTGTGCGAGCAACGCCGAGGATGCCAATGTGGTTGTGCCGGTATAGGCCAGCACGCCGCCGCTGGCGCCCCCAGCAAGCCCGGTGCCCCCCAGACCGACCGCAACCGGATTGGTCAACGAGAACGCCGTCCCTGACAGCGTGAGGCCTGTCCCAGCGGTGTAGGTCGTCCCTGTCGGATTGGCCCAGGTGGGGTTGGCGGCAAAACCCTGACTCTCAAGGAAGAAGCCGTTCGTCCCGGTCCCGAGGCAGTCCCACCCGGCGACATCCCGAATGAGCAGGTTGCCCTGCGCCACACCGGGGCAGATCGAGTCAATCAGCGACGTGAGCGGGGTGACCTGAGCCGCGGTGGTCGATCCTGTTGCGTTACCCAGGAGATTGCCGGTCGGTGTGGCTGGTAGAGCAACCGGAGAAAGCGAGGACAGCCCGCAATCGAAGACCACGCCGTTCCCGTACCAACAGGCGAAGTCGTACTGCGTGACGGAGCCAGGCGCCTGGACAACCGCACCCTGAGCCAGGGCCAGCCGGGGCAGCGCTATCAACGCCAGCACCATCAGAACTCGGAAGATACTCAGCACCTACGCTCTCCGGTTACGGCAGGAGGGCGTCAGCCGTCGGCGGCGCCGCTGCCTTGGTCTGGGTTAGGCTGGTCTTGGGGACTCACACCCTCGACCTGCGGCTGCTCGCCGACGCTCGTTTCGACCCGCTGGCGCTCTTCGTCTGCCTCGCGAGCCCGTGT